AGGCGTATCAAAGCCTCCTTCTGATTTTTCCAAGTATGTCTTAGGCAGAGTTAAGGAAAAAGCACCAGGCGCCAATAAAGCGGCATTAGAAAAAAGATGGCACATACCTAGAGAAGTATGAGTATCAAAAATAAACGACGAGTTTCAAGAGAGAGCTATCACGCAGGTGATATGCTCTCTTTTGCTTTTACAGGAGCCAAAATGTCTAAGAAACCAAAGAACAAGAACATTAATAAAGAACAAGAAGCACAAAAGAAGGCCGCACATTTTGAACTAAGACATATCAAACCTCTAACACCAAATCAAGAAAAGGTTTTCAATTCATATCAAAAAGGTTATCATCTAATGCTTCATGGTTTTGCTGGAACAGGCAAAACATTCTGCGCTTTATATCTTGCTCTAAATGAAATCTTGACAGGCAACTCAATATATAATAAGATAGTCATAATCAGGTCTGTAGTTCCATCACGCGATATGGGATTTCTTCCTGGTTCTATGAAAGAAAAGATTCAAGTTTATGAAGAACCATACCGCGAAATCTGCGACAGTCTATTTGGCCGTGGTGATGGATACGATATATTAAAGATGAAAGGATTAGTCCACTTCACGACAACATCTTATCTGCGAGGCATCACATTCAATAATGCCATTGTCATTCTGGATGAAAGTCAGAACCTATCATTCCAAGAATGTGATACTGTGATGACACGTATGGGTGATGAAAGTAGACTAATCGTTTGCGGAGATTTTCGTCAGACAGATTTGACAAAGCCGCATGAGCGTGAAGGCGTGACACAGTTGATGCGTATCACCAATAAAATAAATACTTTTGAACATGTAGAGTTCATGAAAGAAGATATTGTACGTTCTGGTCTAGTCAAATCGTACATCATACAGAAGGATGCAATGGGACTATGAAAGAAAACTTAGAGAGATTTATCAGAGAAGAATTTTTGCTAGAACGCCGTGGTGGAAAACCGTACGAATATAGTTCAGCAGATTTTGCAGATTCATCAAAAACATTTACTGTAGAAAAGAAAGGAAATCCTGTTTCTTTTAAAGTGTCGAAAGGTGAAGATGTTCAAACTAAAGAAGGCAAAATCAATGCTCCTGAAGGACATATTATCGTAACACGACATTCTGTAAAAGGAAGTCAGCCCGATACATATCCAATGTCGAGAGAAAAGTTTCATGAATTACATTCTGATGTTGATGAAAAAGCTGGCACAGCAAGACAGAAAGGTGTTAGAAAACCTGCAATTATTGCACATAGAGATGGTGTATTTCGTCCGTCTTGGTCGAAGACACCATTAAAAGTTACCAGAGGACATATGGTTGTCAATAACGGCGGGCCTCACGATCCTAAAAACCCACATACTGATGTTGCTAACGTAGCAGGTCATCCTAATGACCCAACATCTGTTGCAGGTCAAACATATAAAATTGTAAAGAATTGACATGCCGAAACTAGTTCTTATCACAGGTGGATTTGATCCTGTTCATTCAGGCCACATAGAATATATCAATGCAGCAAAGAGACTTGGTGATTATCTATTTGTCGGACTAAACTCAGATGATTGGCTTACTCGCAAGAAGGGTAAGCCTTTCATGCCATGGAATGAACGTCATATCATTTTATCTAATCTAAGGAGCGTGGATGATGTATTTGCTTTTGATGATTCTGACAACACTGCTATTGATGCTATTCGGTGCATACGTGAAGAAAATCCAGAACACACGATTATCTTTGCAAACGGTGGCGATAGAACGAAAGAAAACATCCCGGAGATGAGTTGTGGTATAAATGATGTTGAGTTTATCTTTGGCATTGGTGGTGTAGAGAAGATGAATAGTTCATCTTGGATTCTAAAGAAGTGGAACGAGAGATGAAGACATTCAAACAATACTTAGAAGAACATTTACTTGTAGCAAGAAAAAGATCAAACGGCAAAGTTCAAGTCGGTAAAAGAGGATGGGTTCATTCTGATCTATTAAGTACAAGAGAGATAGATAATTACTCCGACGGAAAAGAATTTGACGGAGAAATGGGATTTGTTCATCACGAAAATAAAAAGAATTTCATGACAAGAGATCAAGCACATAATTATATGAAGAAGAACGAACCTAAAAATTTGAAAGTTACTAAGAGTCTCAAGACCGATGGACTACACACAAACAATATCAAAGATCACGATAAGAATAGAACATGAAGAAGTTTAAATTCGTTGAGGGCATGCCAGACTTAAAGCAACTGCCTACAGACGAAAGCACAGGTGAAAGATTTTATGTGACGCCGAGTGGCAAGAAACTGCCATCCGTCACAACTGTCCTTGGTCATTTCAAGAAGAAAGCCATGATTGAGTGGCGCAATCGTGTTGGTCATGAAGAGGCTAACAGGATTTCCACACGCGCATCCACGCGCGGAACAAAATTTCACAACATGATGGAATCGTATCTTCGTAATGAAGACGGCTTTCTCAAAGAGATAATGCCTGATATGAAGCAGGCCTTCTTTGACATGGCGAAAACACTTGACTTGATTGACAACATACGCTATATTGAAAGCCCTCTCTACTCTGAAAAACTTGGAGTGGCTGGCAGAACAGATTGTATTGCTGAGTATGATGGTGTTCTTTCCATTATCGACTTCAAGACTTCTCTGAAAGAAAAGAAGGAAGAATGGATTGAAAACTACTTTGAACAAGGCACCGCATATGCTCTGATGTATGAAGAACTTGTTGGTGAGCCGATAAATCAAATCGTAATTCTAATCTCGGTAGACGGTATGGAAAAGCCTCAGATTTTCATTCGTGACAAGATCCACTACGTACAAAACCTTTTGGAAAAAATTCATCTCTACAAACAGGAAAAATTCTAATGTATTTGGAACCATGGATGATCGTAACAATCTGTATCGCATTTGGTGCTTGTGCTTTCATTAGCAGACGCCAAGGATTTGTAGTTGGTGCAATGAACACTTTGATCGCTTTGGAAGAACAGAGATATATAAAGGTAGAAGAAGATGGCAGCATCAAGCGTTGGACTCCTTATGCTGAGATTCCTGTAAAGAAGACAAAGAAAAAGATTGACAAGTCGAAGTAACTGGTGTAATATATACTAATGTTATCGATGAAGAGGATCGAAAAACGTTTTGGACGCGGGTGCGATTCCCGCCGCCTCCACCAAAGACACACGGAGCTGTTCCTTAAGATGGGTAAGAATGCTTCGGCAAATCGTCTTCGTGTGTCTTTGATGGGGGCGAATTAGGCTCGACAAGCGTAGAATAGTGAATTGGAGATAACCGAGAGGCGACTGTCGTATACAGCGCAAAAACGTTAAGTGCAAACGACAATTATGCACCTCGTTACGCCCTAGCGGCCTAACATGAGCTTCGAAGGTGAGCTTGGAAACAGAATCACCTTCACTTGAACTCCGTGGTGCGACCGCACGTAAAACGAGCAGGTTGCCGGTGGCCGTAGCACCGTGACTAATGGACGGTGAGGTCTGGTGGACCAAATTTAATAATCACTCGGCTTTGATGGGTCGTTAGGTAAAAGCGTGAGAACCTTTTGCCCATCACCCTCTATCAATTACACACATGACACAGGAGTATATCATGTCAAAAACCCCCTACGAAATTCGCTTTGATCTTTTGGCAATGGCCCAATCAATCATCACAGAAAATCTAATGAATGAACGCATTCGTCTAGAGAATGATTGGAATCTTGATCGTGAGAGGGCATCTATCGCCCTATCACAGAACAAGGAAGTTGAACTGCCTCCTTTCCCAAATGTTCCAAACATTGATCCTAATCAGATCATTGAACTGGCGAAGAAACTAAATGAATTTGTATCAAAAACTGGAGAATAATAATGATTAAGAGAACTATTGCTGCGGCTCTCATGGCCGTTGGACTAATGGCAGGCACCGCTCAGGCTGATGGTGTCAAGCTAGGCACTCTCACATGTCATCTTGACGGCGGACCAGGTCTTATAATCGGTTCTGTCAAGCACGGCGACTGTGTATTCACTCAGACTAACGGAAAGAAGAAGCATTATCGCGCAACATTCTCGCGTCTTGGCGTTGATATTGGCGTGACTGGCAATCAGGCTCTTGTCTGGGCTGTCTTTGGCGTCGATGGTCGGTCAAACGGCGGACTCAAGGGTGTCTACACTGGTGTTAATGCCGAAGCCTCTGTAGTCTTTGGTGTTGGCGTAAATGCTCTCATCGGCGGTCTGGAATCAGGTATTGTACTAAATCCTGTGTCTGTTTCTGGTCAGACTGGACTAAATGTAGCGGGTGGAGTTGCTACTCTCAGGTTGGAGTAATCACTAAATAATAAAAGCAACAAAGTGAGGACCGAATGAGATTAGTTAAACCTTTTTATATCTGGTGGATTACAAACTTAGCTGTGGCAACTGGTGTATTCTGGGCATGGCACAGCGGTATTATCGCCAAGATTTGGTATGATGATGTGACTATGATCACTTCGGTCCTCTCACTACTCTACGTAGTAACAACTGCTCTAATCGGCTACGTAGCATACACTAAAGATTTTGCCAGCAAGATTGTAGATGCCTGCTGGTTTCTTTCAGAACAAATGTTAGCCCTTGGTATGTTAGGTACAGTTGTCGGCTTCATTTATTTGCTTTCATCTGGAATCACATCCGCTTCTGTGACTGATCCTACAAGTCTAGCAACTCTTCTCGCAAACATGTCTGTTGGTCTAGGTATCGCTTTATATACGAATGCGGTTGGCATTCTCGCAAGTCTTATAACAAAGGGCTTGCTATATGCGGTAACATATGATGAGCCATAGAAAGTTTGATTTCCGTACCGCATACATCGACCTGCTTATCAACCTGCTGACAGGCACGGTTGTTTTATTCATTCTTACTACCCTTCTCATCGCACCAATCACGAAGAACAGCGAAGGTATCAAGAAGAATGCTGACTATGTTCTATCTCTAGAATGGCCTAACGATATGGACTGCGATGTTGATATGTGGGTACGTGATCCGCAGAACAACATCGTATCATACAAATTCCCAGAAGCGGGCTTGATGTATTTTGAGCGTGATGATATGGGCAAGCGTAGAAGCGTCTATCAGTTAGACGGAAAAGAAATCATAATTGATCCCGACAACAAAGAGTTCGTCACTCTTCGCGGCACATTTCCTGGCGAATACGTATTGAATGTTCATGTGTATTCATGTCTAAGGTCAACTCTGGCCACTTCTGCTGCACAACCAGGATCGCCAGTTAACGTTCCCATCATTGTAGAAATAATCAAAATCAATCCGTCTTATTATGTCGTAAAGCATATTGAGTTGACGATGGAAAGTATCTGGCAAGAAAAGACAGTTGTTCGTTTCACAATGGATAGCAAAAAGAACATCATTCGATTCAAGAATGACTATGTTGGTATCAGAACAGGACAGAATAAATCGCCATGACACAATACATCATATTATTGTTCGCTTTGTTTATTGCTTTGGTGATTGCAGCAGCATTTTATTTCAGAAGTAATTCTCTCAAGTTTCTTTCTATATTATTTGTGGTCGCTCTAGCCAACATGATATACTTCACGTTCGATGGAGTCAAAGGTTGGCCAGCAGAAGAAAAAGAAGAAGTCAAAGGCACACTTGCTTCTATCGTCATAATCAATCCATCAGAGAATAGTGAGGGCGCAATCTATATCAGTCTGTTTCAGTCTGAATCGGGACACTGGTACGACTATGAATATCCAAGATACGCGCCAAAGACATACTTTGTCGAATACTCAAATGATAGAGCAGCAGAGTTTGAGAAGGCAAAACAAGCACTAGTTGAAGGCAAAGAAGTTCGCATCAATAGAATACCACCAAAGACTGCTGGCGGTGATATTCCTTCTGACGGTTCCGATAGCATTGTTGAGGTCATCGGAGACATCATAGAAAAGATTTTGCCAGCAATGAAAGACACATATAAGCCAAAAGTTCCAGATATGGAGATTATGCGTCCTACAACTCCTGAGAAAGGATCAGAATAATGAAGTACATATTAACTGCGGTCTTTGCTATGCTGTTGGCGGGTTGTCAGATGACGACCACTCAGATTGTTGATAAGAATAGAGATGGTGTTGTTCTCATCGCAAATGAACTAGAGGATGACAAAGGCGGAATCGGCACAGGCTTTCTGATTCAAGACAACATGATTGTAACTAATCATCATGTAATAGAAGGTAACGGAAAACTTTCTGTTTTTGCAGATGATTCGGAAAGAAAGTATGATGCTAAGGTGCTATACTCAGATGAAATAGCAGACTTGGCCATTGTTGTTCTAGAAGACTGGGACAAGTTCAAAGAGACAGAGACTCCTGAAATTCTATCTTTCGGTAATAGCGAAACAATAAAACCAGGCGATAAGGTAATCGTCATCGGTCATCCTTGGGGTCTAGCATGGACTGTGTCCGAAGGTATCATGTCAGCAAAGAACATTCGCATGGGTCAGAATCCAAAGTTCATGGATCAGATTGATGCTAAAATCTTCCAAGGCAATTCAGGCGGTCCAACTTTCAACGACAAAGGGGAAGTCGTTTGTGTGAATGATATGATGCTGGCCAAAGAGGGCGGCTCATACGGCTTCTGTCTTCCATCCAATTTTGTAAAGAAGGTACTTTATGATCTGGACAAGTTTGGTGAAGTCAGATGGCGTGCAATAAATGTATCTGTAAACTTGACAGATGACCGCTCTTCTGTTATACTTGCATCTGTTGAGCCTAATGGAGCAGCCGACAAGGCAGGACTAAAAGAGGGTGATAAGTTGTTAGAAATCTTTACGCCAAACAATCATCCTAATGGAGTCAAGATTTCAAATGCTGATGATTTGATTTCTGAGTTTGCTGTGATGAGAGGCGACGATGAAGACGTTAAACTATTGATTGAGCGCAACGGAGAAAAGATGATGATCGATGTGAAGACAAACTATAAACTATCCAAGGAATACACGCCGGACATGGGCAAGAAGTAATATGCCCACAAAGGAAGAGATTACAACTTTTTCTTTGCAAATAGAAAAATTAGCAAAGAAGTGTGACATGCCCTATATGGATGCTATTATTCAATATTGTTCTGATACTGGGCTAGAAATTGAAATTGCCGCAAAACTTATATCTGGTGCATTAAAATCAAAGATAAAAGTGGAAGCAGAAGACCTCAACTTTTTACCAAAGTCAAATACAACCAAACTACCATTATGAAACTCTCAGGGTACGAGACTTACTGTCTTTACCTTGCCTTGAAGAACCACTTTACTCTTGACAAATACGACTTCTTCAAGTATAATGGTAAAACGAAAAATGTCAG